TACCCTGTCTGACTCACGGGCAGACAGGACGTTGGATGTTTTTGGCAAGACGGCATACGGCGTGAACGAAACAGCAACGATATACCTGACAGAGGAATACGGCAGACGTCATGCAACGCCGACGTTCATCCTTGATATCTTCCTGCGCTATTACCGCGTGAACAACCTGACGGAGCCGGTAGCAGATATCACGACCCCGGTAAACGGACTGTATCACTACGTATACGGAGCGACGCCGCTTGAAACCGTACACACGGCAGAGAAACAGCTGCGAAAGCTCACGATACCGCTGAAAGATACAGTCGCATTCCGGGAAACCTACTGGGATAATGTATTGTTCGTTATGCGTGTCCTTGAAAGTGTAAAGGTACGGGACCTGAAGAAGGCCGGACTACAGCAGGGAAGCCGTAACGAACGGCTACGTTTTGCCGATTACCGCAAAACATCGGTACACAGCGTATATAAACAGGCGTTAAAGGTGTCTGAAAGGACGTATAAGGGGCTTTCTGTACCGAAGCAGGAAAATATACACGCTGTATCCAAAACGGGGCTTAAAACACAATGGAAGCGGAATCCAGCAGAACGGGCGCGTATCAGTGATAAGGAAACGGCCCGGACGAAGAAAGTCACGGCGGAAGAAATGGCGATGAAGGAACGTCCCATAAAGGCGGTATTCATCAATCCGTGTGAAGTCGTGATATTAGTCGATGATATTACGGCATCGTTCAACTGGTTCCGTACTGCCCGGGAAACACTGGCCATTGCCGACAGGCAGATAAAGGCCATAGGCGCACGGCGTAAAGAAACGCTGGCAGTGAAGGACCGGCCGTATAAATCTGTCAAGGCAAAAAAGAGTGAAACGTTTGCTATTGCCGGTCGGTATGGTGGCTATCCTGGGAAGGTAGCGGCTGAACGGCTGAGTCTTTCAGACCGGCAGACGAAGAAACTGACGGCAGTACGCAAGGATGCAATCCATGTGAAACCGGTGCTTGCAAAGGCCCTGCGTCGTTCATTCCGGACGGCGATTAAAGCCATAGATGGATATGCCAGCCATGCGAAACCGCTCTATAGCGACCGTGTGAAGCTGACGGACGGGGAAAAGAACATGCTGGCCATCGTCCGCAAGGAAATGATGCATATCACGGAAATATACTGGGATAACGTGTTGTTCCTCATCCATATCACGGAGAACATACGCACAACGGACGCACTGCAAAAGGCGATGTCGGTACAGATGCGCGATTCGTTCCGGTTCCTCGACTGGCTCAGTAAATGCCCAGGATTGAATAAACGGGACAGCGTGGATATTGCTGAAGGAAAGCGGAAGAAGATAGAGCATGTACTCTATGACAGCCTGAACCTGCTGGACGGACTGCGCCGGGATATGCGCCATATCGTCAGTGAAAAGCTCAAAAGCATGGATGCGCTGTCCCGGTATCTGATGCGGCCCATGCAGGAAGGACTGGCCGTTTCTGATGGTATAGGTAAATACGTGAAAAGACCGTTACGCGATGAGATAAGTGTCATAGACGGCTCCAGACGGGCCGTAACCAGTGTGCAGGGTGAATATATATCGGTACTGGATACTGCCGTTAAAAAGGCCATCAGCGTACAAAATGAGCATATCTACATCGAGGACGGCTTCAAAAGGATGTGGCGTGCTATCAAAGAGTTCAGAGAAGAATTGCAGGCCATCGACGCAATGCACCGGGATATCTACCATACGCAGGATGAACGGATTGCGGTTGCCGATAAAATCCTGATCGCAACGGAAAAGAGCCTGAAAGAAGCCATGGAAACGGAAGAGTCATTCAACCGGACAGCGGCGTTCAAGCGTGGGTTCCGTGATTTGGTATCCGTAGGAGACGGGCTTATCCGGGATGTAGGGAAAAGCTCGACGGAAGATATCGCCATCTATGACGCATTCGTCCGGGCCAGCAATGCATATATCGAGTCGATACAGGTATACAGCGATGTGAAAGACGCGGCAGGCTTTTCCGCTATGGCTGATACACCGCCGATGTACGAAGCATTTACCGACTTCAACGTTGGCGATTATGAGTACGAAAAGGCACTCATGAGACTGCGTGTCATCAGTAATGCGACGCATTCACAGCCGCTATTGTACGACGTATCGCCGCATGTCGATATCGACGATACCGACGATAAAGGACAGGTACAGATTACTGATACGACAGCGGCAACGAAAGTCTATTACAACAAGCATTACTATAACGCCCCGGAAGTCAATGCCATGGTAAAGGGTAGTACAGGCACGACAACGCCGGTGCCGAATATCCTAGCGACCGACGGCAACGATGATAAGGGACGGTATTTTGAAATCGAATTACTGAATAGTTCCGGCAACCGCACAACGGGTATCGTCTCGTGGGTTGCGAAAGGATGGTAATATGCAGGAATTTAACAAACTAGCGACAACGGAAGCCGTTAATGTGTACCTGCCGAAATTGGACAATAACGTACAGTCCGTTGCCAGTAACTTCAGCGGTACGTCATTTCCGACAAGCAACCTGCTGATTGGCATGGTATGCACGCGGACAGACGACAATAACAACCGCTATCAGCTCATCAGCGACAATCCTGTAACGTGGCAGCTCCTGCCGTCTAAGTCCTATGTAGATGGTGCAGTAAGCGATGCAGTAGGGAAAATCACTACGTATACAGGCGCAACGTCAACGGCAAACGGTACAGGCGGCCTCGTACCGGCACCGACAAAGGGCCAGCAGGATAGCTATTACCTGTCAGCAGACGGCACCTGGAAACAGGTACAACAGCGGTCGATAAAGCAGGTAATTGATATCGTGCATCCGGTAGGAAGCATATGGGAAACAACGACGACCGACGACCCGAATACCTTATGGCCCGGTACGAAGTGGGACAAGATGGACGGAGGCCGGGTACTGGTATCGGCTGGCACGTATACCGAAAGCGGTACGACGTATACATACAATTTAGGCGATACAGGCGGGGAAGCAAAGCATCAACTCACCACCGGGGAACTTGCAAATCACGGTCATGATATATCAATTTCTACGACCAATTTAGACGGGTATTTGTCTACGGAAAACACGTATATGAATGGTGGTCCAGGTCACCGTGATGGCGGAGGTATCGTGCAATTAGAAAGTACGTATAATGCTTATAGAGCGGATGGTGGTAGCGATAAAAGTAACTATATGGGGCGTAATCTGCACATTGCGGCATCTCATGGGCACAGTGCCACGATATCAACTGCCGGCAATAATCAGGCGCACGAAAACAGGATGCCTTATACGGTCATTAACAGGTGGAAAAGGACGGCTTAAGCGGTACGTTTCCAGCGATTTACAACGATGTATGGCATACGGTTCTCGTGAGATTGGCCACCACCGGAATTACCTATGCTTGCCTTTACACTATGGGAATGTTTACCATCAGCAGACGTAGATAAGTATGTTCCGCCTTTACCACCCGCATTTGTATTGTTTAGCGCATCCCCGCCAGAAGCGCTTCCGTCATTATCTGCTCTAAGATGGTGATAATGCTCACCAGAACTACTTATAGAAATAGAAATATCATGGTTATGCACTGCTAATTCCCCGGTGGTTAAGCAGTACGTTTCCACCTATTAACTACCTGATATGGCATGCAGTTTTCGTGTGCTATATCGTTGCCAATTGTACTTTCTTTATGATTGTGGGATCCGTTAGACGATGTAAGACCAATATTAGCCGAATTGCCAATTCCACTTAAATCGTAGTTTTCCGACCAATCGTTTCTTTCTTCGCATTTTCTAGCTAAGGTGTTATTTCCTAATGAGCCGTATTCAGCACCAGTGCCACTATAAGCCACGAAGTGATTATGCGATCCATTGGAACTAATTGGGTGCGAGTGGTTGGCCAGTTCCCCGGTGGATAGAAAGGAGTTGATATATTGCAGACTTATTCTGTTGACCTTACCAAAACAATAAAAGACATTATCCCGGCGATGCAGTCCGCTATGGACTCCACTGCCAGTAATTTCAGCGGTACGACTGCCCCAACGCCTAAATTCGTTGGCCAGCAGTACTATGATACCGCCAATAAAAAGCTGTATATCTGCACTGCCATTGCTGATGACGGTACAGGTACATGGACGGATATATTCAGCGATATGGTTGCCGCCGCAAAGAAAGAAGCCCTATCAGAAGCACATCCGGTAGGAAGCTATTATTTCAGTGATAAGCCTACTAACCCCGGTACGCTATTCGGCGGCACGTGGGAAGCCCTGCCCGCTGGCTACGGCCTCGTAGCACAAGGCACGGCCACGGCGGAAGATGGAAGCACGCTGACCTTCACGGCAGGAAATAAGTATGGCGAATTCAAGCACCAACTCACTGTCGGGGAGTTGCCGAATATTAGAAACATGATTGTATGGTCAGATTATGGTAGTGGACCTAACAACTGTTGTTTAGGCCATTCCACTGATGGCAGTGGTAATACCAGTATTAATACTTACGGAGTTGGACCTGTTAACGGAATGAATTCGGGCGCAAGAGATCATACATTTTACGTATCGTTACCTGGTGAGAATAAAGCACATAATAATATAGCTCCGTCCATTAGCACATATATTTGGTGTAGGACGGCATAGCTGTCGGGGAGTTGCCGACTATTACAGGAAGGATAATGAATGCATGCGCACAAGACGAGAATCAGGGAATTGATGGTGATGGTGTTTTTTCATCGTTTAGCGCTGGAGGCTCTGGGCGGCCATCAAATTCTACGTATGACGCTAAGGCTGATTCGGTTAAGATGGATTTCGGATCTAATATAATGCATAACAACATAAGTCCATGTATGGCTGTGCACATATGGAAGCGTACTGCCTGACTGTCGGGGAACTACCCGCTGAATCCATAATCTGGATTAAAAACACCACATCCGCCAATATAGGATGCCATGGGCTGGATGTAGGGGTATACAATATATCTGAACCAAACAACTGGTGTCGCGCTCCAAAAAATAACGCCATTAACGCTGGTTTTTCGTGCGAAAGGCAAAGAATTTCTATGCTGTCACCTTCTATAGCCGTTTATTGCTGGCGTCGTAAAGCTTGACTGTCGGGGAACTTGCGGTGCACAACCACCGTAGTTACGCGAACTGTTTGATATGGGCCAATAAGGATGAATGGAATGGCACCATCTCGACATCGCAAGTTACACTAAACGGTTCAAACACTAATGCCGGACCTGTATTCATGGATAGAACCGTAGAATCGGCTGGCCTGTGGTATTCAAAAAGCACGGGCAATAATCAAAGGCATAACAACGTCAGTCCGTGCGTCGGCGCATACCTATGGAAACGTACAGCTTAGGCCGTTCTACGCCATAAGTAGGTTGCAAGGCACGGAGATACATTGTTATGATAATAATCATATCCTACGGCCCCGATATATGTGCCATATGAAACTCCCTTTTTTGGAGTTCCTGCGTTTGCAAGTGCCTGTTTCCAATCGTTATTGTTACCGGTAGCAACGGCGCAAAAATTAGGGTCAACATAAACGGTATGAGAATGGTTCGGCAGTTCCCCGACAGCTATGCAGTACGGTGCCATGCATATACGGCAATGCCGGGAGACACGTTATTGTGATACGCATTGTCACCGCTAGAACCTGTAATGACTCTATTTTGGTTCGTCGTCCAATGCTTACCTTCAACATACGCTGAATATCCATCGACCGTGCCATTTTTACCGCCTTGTGTTACCATTGAGCCATATGTACCATTCCATGCATCGGTTCCATTACCGTTTATGTTTTGATTATGACTATGCTTAGCCAGTTCTCCGACAGATAAGTTTTGCGTCAAATGTAATCCATAATCGCCGCAAACACGCATGGTTACAGCATTTTACCCTACCCCATCCGTGATACGGGATAGTTACAGGAAAAACGCTATAACCATGCAACCCAACGCTATACGCTCTAAATCAATTAGTTACAGGCTTGTTACAGCAGGTCTATAGCCTTTTTCAGCTGATGCAGTGATTTGTGAGTGTATACGCCATCGGTAATATCTTGCGTAGCGTGTCCCAGGATTCGTTTGATTGCTAGTTTATTTGCCCCCTTATCATCAAGCCATGTAGCGCAAGTGTGCCGGCACTCGTGCATACGGTGATTACATCGTGCCGCTTTCATCACTGCCATGAAATGTTTCCTCATCTGGCAGTAACTCAGCGGCATACCGTCATCGTCTGCGATAAGCGTTTTTCCGGGACGATTCATCCAGTACTGATAATACGGAAGGACTTTCCGACTGATTGGAACTAACCGATTACGCCCGGCGGCTGTTTTACTGTCACGCACCTTGAAGTGACGGCTTTTCAATTTCACGTCCTGCTTCAGTATGGCGATGAACTCAGATGGCCTTGTACCGCAATAGCACATCATGACAACGGCCATGGCCCATGGTGACAAGGGGTTAGATGTATCGTCCGCAATAGCACGTACACGGTTCAACTGCCGGGTATTGAATGGTTTTTTCTTGTACTTGCGCCGGGGGATGTCGATATCAACGAACTGGCTGATATTGGCAGTAGGAGGAATGAGCTGATACTTCACGGCGTAGTTGTAGACGTTATGCATGACCTGCCGGATTTTCTTTTGTGTCGGATGACCGGCCCCTGACAAAGACGCCTGATGAATGATGGATTGTAAATCAGACACCTTCAAATCAGCGATACATCTGTCATGGATAGGGGCGCAGTGCTTAAATGCAATATCGTAGTTCTTCCGTGTCGTATCGGTTATACGGGTACATCGTTCCTTCATCTCCAGATGGTACAGCCGGGAGAACGTCAAATCAGCAGAATCAAGAACAGATGGTGATTTATTATAATCGACGATCCATGCAAGAGCCTTTTCAAAGGTAGACTCGAATTTCAGATATTTCTGTCTGCCGTTCACTGTCTTTCTCACGGCATACGGTTTCCGCCTGTTGCCGGGCAGTTTAGTAATACTACCATAGCCATTTGGTAATTTCATCGTATCAAGTCCTTTCTGTAAGGGAGGTAATTTATGATTGAGCAAATTGCGACAACACTTATCATCACGCTTCTGTCATCGGCAGGGGCGTATTTTTTTGGATTATACAAGGCCTCAGAGACAGTACAGAGAGGCGTACAGGCCGTACTACGGTACGACATGCTGACGGCATACGGCAAATTCAAGGAAAAGGGATGCACGGTATCAGAGAAGCAGAGTTTTGGCAATATGTACGAATGCTATCACAAACTCGGGAAGAACGGCGTGATGGATTCCATCTACAAAAAAGTAATGGATATGCCGGAACTGAAAGGTGATGACTGATGAAGAATAAAATCATCAAGTTCGGCAAATGGGCCGAAAAGAACTGGCTGTCACTGGTAATTGTACTAGGTGTGACGATGATGATATTTCTCTATTTCGTCATGATAAGCTGGCTCATCGGCTACTGGGCAAACGCGCTATACGGGATGCACTTTGAATTGGCGTCCTGTCTGGCGGGTATCGGGGCCAGTATCACAGGCCTCGGCGGTGTCATCGGTCTGGGGAAAGCATGTTGGACAAAATACGGATATGACAGCCGTTACAATACGCCGGCAGGGACAATGCCTAAAGTACCGGAAACAGCCGTTAAAACGGCAAATACGGTCGAAAAAGTAGTAAGTAAACTGAAAGGATGATGTGAAATGAAAGTATTCGATATCTCTGATTTCCAGCCTGACGACAGAGTTGGCCAACTGGTAGCACAGGGGGCAGAAGGTATCATCCTTAAACTTGGGGAAACACTGCACGGGACACCGACGCTTGATAGCAAATTCATCCAGTTCGTAAATGATGTCGTTGCCGCCGGGCTTCCCTATGGCATCTATTACGTTAGCCATGCACGGGATATGGCCGGATTCATGGAAGAAGCGAAGTTCATCAATGACCAGGTATATAACCTGCTCGGCGGACAGGAACCGGAACTCGGCACGTGGTGGGATATGGAAATAGGTCCCGTATGCCGGGATGACGTATGGCCACAGTTACGGGATGCAATCGGCACCATGCAGAGCTGGTGGAACAACAGCCAGAAGATTGGCATATATGCACAGTACAGCTATTTCAACCAGTTCATTGATTTGGCCGAACTGGCTCAGTATCAGATACCGGTCTGGGTGGCACAGTACGGCTATTTTGAAAACAGCCTGAAAGCGGAACACCCTGAACTGCATCATGTAGCATGGCAGTTTACGACGAACGACGAAACGCAGGACGAAAACGAATGGTATGGATTCTAACAGGAGGTGATCTCTTTGTCTTATCTGCCGCAATTAAAAGAGGAGGTCGGTATACTTGCTAAAAATCCGAAAGTACGCATTGCTGTTGCTGTTATCCTTGTTTGCTTTGTGTTTGCCGGCGGCTGGTTATTGTGCCGACACTACGACCGCACAGCCGCCGCAGACGGTGCAGATGTCACTCGAACAGTACAATCAGTTAAAGATGATAATCAACGGGCAAGAGATAGCATTGGAACAGCTGCAGAGCAAATTAGACAGGCTGGACAGCAACTCGACAGCGTTGCAGACTCAATTGACGCAGGCAAAAGAACAGTTGACGAAAACAAAGCAGTCATTGACGACAGCCGACAGCTCATTGAGTCAAGCAAACGAAGCCTTGAAACAGCAGAGTCAATCCTTAGAGACAT